CGGCACGTTTTGTAGATGGCATGAATCGTGCTACAAAGTCGCTCGATAAAATGAAGCAATCCATTTCAATTATCAAATTGGATGCGATTATAAATCTTGGTGAAAGAGCATTTAGGGCAGCCGGGAGAATTTTTAATTTGGCTGAAAGTTTAGCCACCTTCGGTTCCGATTTAACCAGAATGTCCAAAACTATGGGCATGTCTATCCAACAGTTTCAGGAATGGCGTTATGTGGCTAAAATGTCTGATGTTGAATTTCAGCAAATTAATATGGGATTCAGATTACTCACGCAAAATGCATTGGATTTTTCAAGGGGTATCGGAGAGGCAAAACGATCATTTGAGAGATTAGGGATAACAACAATTGGGGAAGGAGGACGTTTAAAAAGCATTAACGAATTGATTTTAGAACTTTCTGAACGATTGACATCAATAAAAGATCCCACAGAACGGTTAGGTCTAGTAATGGAAATTTTCGGTAGTCGTTCTGGTGAGGCATTTGATCAGCTTTTGCGTCAGGGAAGACCAGCAATCGAAGCATTAATAAGAGAATTTAATGCCCTTGGATTTTCAATAAGTGAGGATTGGATAAAAAGATTGGGTGAATCTGAGCAATCATTTAAGCGATTTGATTTTGCGATTCAAAAATTAAAAGCAGCTTTGGTTCCTGCCGTTGAAGCAATTTCAAAAGCTATAAACAATGCAGCTATCAATATTGCAAATTGGGCAACAGTATCAGAAAACGCAATAGAAAGAGCTACCGATGAAGCCATCAAACATGCCAAAAGGTGGAAAGAGTATTACGAAAAAGAAGGGTTTCCACAAAAAATGATTGATGATTTGGCTCGTTTAATTCAAATGTATGAAGAACTCAAAAAAATAAGAGCTGAAAAAGGGGTGGCTGTTCTTGTTGAACCCAGACTTATGGAATATGCCATACCTGGAGCTAAACCCGGAAAAGAAGAAATTCCGACAGATATAAAACGCACACAAGAAGAAATCAATAAATTATTGAAAGAAGGAGCCGAATTTAGGAAATGGGCAGCAGCAAATGCTGAAAGAATTGAACAATTTACTTGGGGTGAATTAGCAGCAGAAACAAAAGTTTATGAAATATTAGAAAAAGAAAGGAAATCAGAAGAAGAACGCCTCCAATTAATGGAGGCTCATTTATCTTCTATGTTGACATTTGGGGAATTAGAACAACAACAAATAAAAGAAGCGAAAAGGGGATTTCAGGACTATATTGATTCGTTAGATATAATTCATAAAAAAGAATATGAAAGATATGAATTGGCCGCCAAACAGGCCGAATTGCTTTGGGGATTCCCTGCTATGGAAGCAGAAGCCCAAGCTGCATTGCGAACAAATGAAAAAACAACTTCTGAAATGGAAAAAGCATGGAAAGACTTTACATCAAGCGTTTCTTCTTCTTTCCAAGCTGGTTTTTTTGACCTCTTTAAGCGTGGCATTGATGATATCGGTGATGTTTGGGAACAGTTTTGCGATAATATACTTCAATCTTTCCTGCGCACCCTTTCGTCCATGATTACAAATTATCTTTTATTCGGCAATTTATTGGGGCAAGGTTTTGGAGCAGCGGGAGCAACATCGCCAAGTGCAACAACTGGTTGGGTGGGTATTCTCGGCACATTGGGAAAACTATTTAAAATGCAACATGGTGGTTCTTTCTGGGCAAGCAAACCTACCCCGATTCTTGTTGGCGAAAGGGGAAGGGAATTTGTAAGCGTAACCCCGGAGAGCAAGATGCAAGAAAGAATGAAGGGCGAGGGAACGGTTGGCAATACTCTCGTTTATTTCATAAATCCAATTGGTTTTGATGAAAGATTGATGCGCAGTATGGGCTCAATAATAAATGGCATTAGACAGAATGCCCGCCAAGGCGCCACAATGCGCAAAATCATAAGGAACACATAATGGCTGAAATATTTCCGGATAGCGTATCTCATGCACAAACTAGCGGTGTTATAACGGAATTTACACCATATTACCCAATTATAGCGGACGCTTCCATATTGCAATCGGCAGCACTTGTTGATGAATTGTTGAGAACAGATATCACCGTTGCTGATACTTCTCATACCCAATCTGGATTTCCTTTTATATTGGGTACAACCCTTATATATCCCGAAACACCGATACCCCATTACATTTATGTTTTAGAAGATACATTTAACACATTGATTTCTGAGTTTGATTCCGGAGCAGAACAGAGGCGAAGATTACGACGATTTCCCAAGCGGACATTTAATTTAATTTACAGGAAATTATCTCTAACAGATAGAAATACGATAAAGAATTTTTACAGACAAAGATATGGCATGAGTGATTCCTTTTATTTTTATGATTTGACGAAACGCAATTGGACTGATGAATATGTGGGGCGCGGAGATGGTAGTCGTACTGCTTTTGATTTGCACTCTCAAACAACGGATGATGATTCTACATTAAAAATCTATGTGGATGGCATACAGAAGATAAAAACAACTCATTATACTGTTACTACCGGAGGTGGATCAGCAGATAGCGACCAGATTGAATTCACAGGTGGCAACATTCCCACGGCTGGTCAATTAATCACGGCAGATTTCAATGGCTATTTAAGAATCAAAGCTAGATTTAGGGAAGATTCAATTCGAGAGGAAATGGAAATAAAAGATTTATTTGATATGTCGACAATTCTATATGAGGTTCAATGGTGAAAACCTTACCGGCAGATTTATTGCAAGAGATTGCCAAAGAAGTTTCGCATATTGCCCATTTGGTTCAATTTTCTTTCTCCACAACAAAATATTACACGGATTGCGATCAGGATATTTATTATGATGGAAATTGGTATCTGACAAAACCAATAAACTTTGATGCCGCACAATATTCAACAAGACCAACCATTGAAGCTATCAAGATAACCATCTCTAATGTGGATAGGACTTTCTCAAATCTTGTATTGAGTGAGGACATCCGTAGCAAAGAAGTACAGCTATCTAGGATATGGCTTGATAAAAATCTCGGCGTTATCGGTACTGCTTCATTGATTTTGATTGGATATGTGGATGAGATAACGATAGACAAGCGGCAGGCCGAAATCATGATAAATGATGAAATGATTAAGTGGAAGACTTTGGTTCCGAGGCGAATCCATGAAAATAAATGTACCTGGCAGAGATTCGGGGGAACGGAATGTGCATATGCAGGAGCAGAAACTTGGTGTGACAGGTCATGGGAGAGATGCTCAGAATTAGGCAATACAATCAATTTCGGCGGTTTTAGATGGTTAAATAATATTCAAGATAAGGAAATATGGTGGGGCAGAAAGCAGAAGACATGGTGGAACATCCCTTCTGAAGTGCCATTATGATTTATGAATGATACGGCAATCGCAAATATAATTTCAAATTTTGTGGATCGGGATTTTGCACTTTGCGATAGGCAAAGGGGATGGGATTGCCTCAATTCATTGATGACATTTTATGAATCTTTTGGATACAAATTCCCCGAAGCATATAGGGGATGGACTAAAGAAAATTATGGGATGCTTTGGGAAAAAGATTCCCAAGAAGGACGGAAAATATTCGGCGAATTCCTTCTCACGCTTGGGCACGAAATAGCGTTTTCCGAAATTTTAAGGGGCGACTTGCTAATTTTTAAGGCGGAACAATTGGGAATATTCCCTGCTATTTTTCTAGGAAATGGAAATATTTTTATGGTTTTTGACAAGGGGGCGAAAGTGATTCCCTTGAAGATATTGAAATCAAAATTAATTAGCATTAGACGACTGATAGCTTAAATGTTTAAAAAGAAATTTTTCTCATTTTCATCCAATTTTCCATTAGAAAAACAAGTTTTTATTAAATGCCGAGAAATAGTTTCCGGTTTCATAACCGCCCTTTCAACTCTATGGACATTCTTCACGGAAGGCATCTCTGCCATAGCATCCTATGGTGCCATTGTTGAGGCAGCCCAGACTGTTTTAAGTTTTGTTGCTACCGCCGCAGTTTTAGCCTCTACGGTTTACTCTCTTGTTAGTGCAAAGAAAGCTTCTGGCCAGAGTATGATATCGGGAGGAAGGACATTCAATACCCGATCCACTACCGAACCCCTTCGTGTGATTTATGGGCAATGCAAAGTTGGGGGCAATTGGGTCTTTGCCGAACCGTTAGGCGGATATAGAAACAAATTTCTATGGGTTGCTATTACATGGGGAGAAGGAGAAATTGAAGGAGTCGGCAAAGCCATAGATGAGCGATTTGAATTCATAACGCAACCACAAACCGAATCACTTAGCGATTTGGAAATCCGAGGGACGGAATATACTGGAACCGAAAACCAATACCTTCTAAAAATTGATGCCGAAGGAACTCCCGATACATTTGCATGGAGTGATGATAATGGTAGTTCTTGGAATGCCACTGGCGTGATTATTAGTGGCACTTGGCAATCGTTGAATAATGGAATTGAAATCAGATTTCATGCTACCACTGGACATACTTTGAATAGCAAATGGAGATTTAATGCTGGTGACGGGATATGGATCGGCGAAAGATTGAAAACTTTCTATGAGCATTATGTTCAAATGCCCGGATTGAATGAAAACAATCTTGTTTCCCATACTCTCTATACGGGAACATCGACACAGATTGTTGATAGTGACTTGCAAACCGTATTCCCAAGCTGGAATGACGCAATGCGCTACACGGCATATTCTATCTTTAAACTCAAATGGAATGACTATGCATGGAACAGCATTCCAGAATTCAAGGCTTTCATAAAAGGTAGGAAATTATATGACCCAAGAGACGGCACGACAGTATATAGTCGGAATCCCGCATTAGTCTGGTATGATTTCATGACCAATGGAAGATATGGACTCGGCATAAGCACGACAAGGATTGACGAAGATTCCGTAAAAGATGCCGCAAACTGGTTTGATGCCAATGATTATTATTTTGACGGAGTGCTAAATGTGAGACAGGCATTCCTTGAGCATCTTGAGGAAATGTTACAAAATTTTAGAGCTTTTATCGTCCGTTCTGAAGGCAAATATTTCTTGAGAGTTTATGCCGATGATAGTCCAGTAATGAGTCTTGACGAGGACGACATCGAAATCAATGATTCCATAACAATCAATATTCCGGGCATTCCAGAAACTCCTAACAAGACTAAATGCGCATTTGTAAACAATGTGAAGCATCACATAATCGATTTTGCCAGTTATGATGTTCCAGCCGTCATTGACGCAGATGGTGAGGAACGTCTAAGCGAAATTCCACTCACCGGAACCTCTACATATAATCAAGCCAAAAGATTGGCGAAATATTTTTATCTGAGGGGAAGAACAAATAAAACTTTTACTGCTTTATGCCATCCGAGAACTTTCGTCCTTGAACCCGGAGATATGGTTCAAATCACGCATGAATATCTTAATTGGGTAAACTACAAAGTAAGAGTCATAGATATGGGATTTCCGCAGGATGGCTTAATCCCTATTACTTTCTTTGATGAGAATTCGGATATCTATGATCAAGCGGTCGACATCAAAGAAGAAGAGGCATGGAAAAGTCCTGCGGGTGACATCACTGCCGACCAGCCAGAAAATCTCACCGTTTTAGCAACCGGAGCGGACGAAGAAACAAGAAATAAATACGATGCCTATGCTGAATTGCAATGGGATGCAGTACAAGACATGGGAGTAAGTTATATCCTGAGATATAAAAAGGATAGTGCCTCAATATGGTCGCGTCTTGAAGTATCCGATCCGGGTCCCGATGACGATTATGTTCAAGTAAGAATCGGCGGATTACAATGCAATACTCTCTACAATTGGGAAGTAAGACAGGTCATTGGCAATTCAAAATCGGAATGGGCTGAGGGTACTGATTTCACCACATGGATGAGCGATGCCCCCGATGCTGCGGATATTACACTTTTGGCAGAAGTAAAAAGAAATTTAATTCTTTTAAAATGGGAACAGGCAGCAAGCGATTCTCCGATTCTTCATTGGTATATTTATCGCAATACCATTAACGATACGCCATCAGCAGAACTTCTTGATGTGAAAAATTATCGGGTGCGGACTTATCGCGATACCCAAGTCGCAAGGGGGCAGACATATTATTATTGGCTCAAATGCGAAGATAGGGCGGAACGAACTTCCGATTTTAGCCGTTATGTCGCCGTCACTTTTAACCCTAATTCACCCACTGTTATTTTTGAACAAGATGACAATAGTAGTCTTACAACCGATGGCCAGATGGGATTTGTTGCCGATGTGGAACTTCTCCAGGGTTGCGATGACCATACAGACTTTTCCTCAACCAGTGCAATAACAAATAGCATTATTTTAGAGACGGAAACAGAAGATATTAGAGAAGGTGCTGGAGCATTAAAAATCAGTCTTTGGCGGTACGCAAAAAAACAATACAATGAAACACATAGCGATAATAAATTATTCGGTTTTTTGACACCTAGCTATAAAGTTTTGGCAAGACGATTTCTAGCCGATTCAACATATAATCCGATTTCGGTAGCTTTAAAGATTTATAGAAAATATGGTCCACCAGATATTACGGCATCTCTTTATCAAGATAATGGCGGAGCAATTGCCGAATTGATTGAATCTGAAACGATAAGTGTGGCCGATGTTCCGCCTAATAGTTACAATCCAGAAGCTACTGAATATATTTACTCTCCAACATTTTCTTCTGCAACCATTCTTTCAGGTCATTATTACTGGCTTGTATTTAGTGTTCCAACTGTAAGCATATTGAATTATTACAAGGTTGCCGTAGAAAGTGCGGCTTCATTTGGAACGGGCGAAGCAATGTATGTTGGAACGTCCATTGAAAGCCTTAGTTCGGTTGCATGGGACTTATGCTTCCGCATCTGCGTTCAAGGAGATGCACTTGATAAATATATATATGCCACAATCGGTGCAACAGATATTTCGGCTAAAACTTATATACGTTCATGGATTATGTCGAGCAGGGCGGCTTCTTTTCTTTCGCATAGTTTTGGGGAAGCAGACATCGGTGAGCAGGATTTTGCGTTGACGATATCAACGGCGGATGTTTACACATGGGTTTCCTCCGATATTTCTGGCGTTGCAGTAGCATCAAGAGATGGCGTAACTAAAATCGGTCTTAAAGTGACCAACATGGATGCCGATGCAATAATTTTACTTGATTATTTTATTGCGAATCAGGGCGATCCCGAATTCAAATTCCAACAGAGTGGTTATGTAATTGGTATTGATAATATCAATCTAAAATCCAAACTGGAAGAAGATTTTCTGACATATAATAGCGGAACGGCAGATGAAACAAATTGGACGGTGACCACAGGTACAATGGCCATCGCATCAGATATTGATAGGGGCGGTATTGTTAGGATTGCGGG